CTAAGACTTCCGCTGAAAATCAGCACGAAAGTTTTCAATGTTCCGTTAATGAAATTGTAGTCAACATATTAAAAAATTCCATATGCGCATTTCTGCGTCATATTTGAAAAAACTATGTTTCGTACAATCATTAACGCAGAGATACCTCATACATCTGGCTCCTCCCAAATGGGAGTACCAACCTGCCGACTACTGACAGGATTTGTTTCACAATCACCAAGCAAGTACCTCCCTACGTATAGATCATATTGATCCATATACGTGGGCAATTCCCCATCGAAGTGATGTAATAGACCGGCTTCTTCACAGAGGAGTTTCATTTTCTCAACTCTGTCATTATATATTTCCTCGCCGAAAAGGAAATATTCTGTTAGCACACTATTTATACACTCCACACTGTGCTCAGCTGGTGTTAGCAATTTGCTTTTCAAATTGCAATGTAACGTTTTATATAAGGACGCCTCCTCTAATGGACCAAAATATAGGTTCATTTCCTCATTCCAAACCATGCGCCTCTTTAGAAACGTACATTCAGATACGTGAATATATGGTATCGACTCTGCACCCTTTTCTGCCATGGTATAAGTTACACCATAGCTTGCCATAGCCTCTGCTATAGTTGTGTGATTAAAACCTGGTTTGTGTTCGGATATTGACATGATATTGTCATCTCCATAACACATTAATGCTACATGATCATGAAAATCATCATGTGGGTCGTATTCATATATATGATAATAAGCACATCTAATGTATAGGGAATTAGCGAAGCTGTTAATAAAAACAGTTAGAGGGTGACCGGAAGGGTTGGACCCGTTTATCTGGATGAATTCACCATTATATTCGTAAACGGGGTAACAAATTTCAGTGGCAATACCTTGCATGATTTTAATTTGATCCTCCGAATATCCCGCTTTCTTTGCCAAATTTATGAAAATCTGGAAAGCTGCTAAAGTCAAAGATGGCGGCATGGTTGTATCATAATCTTTATAATCACCTGCTACCATTCTATCCTCACCGAATTGAGTAACGTGTTGCGTAAATTTGGTCCACTCAGGACCATGAGCATTAATACCCACTGCGCATTCGAACAATTCAGAGTTATCCATGATCACTTTAGCAATAGGTAAAAAATATGTTCTAACTAACAACAGCCCAGGTAGAGGAGCTCCACACACTACTCTAACTTTGTTCTTTGTCAATTTGGTAGGTTCGTCTTTTAAACTAGCCCTCATGATCCAATAACACCGCTTACCTTCTAACAAAGTCGCTTCCGCTTTTTCAACCTCATATTTAACCCAATCTGGGCACTCTATGGGTTGACTAATACCATTACGGGGCGTGGACGATCTTGTAAGGAACTTATTCTTGGGTTGATTCCAAGGGTGTCCCATAGAAGTAGATAGATTTATAGAATCTATCCCTCGAACACCATCAGCCCCCGCCAAACAACTATCCCAACTTAATGGTGATACCCTATCTAAAACTTTGTAATGGAGATTATCCATTATTTTATCTTCAAAGCTTTTGGTAGCTAACATGATCAGAGTGGGAGAAAAAGACTTAACATGTCCCATATTGTTAACATCATATCTCCATGGGTGGTAACTGTTCATATTGGGTGGGGGACCATGTTTGTTCGGAACTCCAAAGTATTTCTCTACCAAAGGTGATATTAAAGATGGTACAACTAACGATGAAAAATTTCTCCTAGGTCCATCATGGGCACCATAATTGATGACGGTGGCATCAGGATCCAAGAAGTTAGTAGGGCTCTTATCATGTATGCTATGTAAGAGTTTCACATTAGGATGATCACCTTGTGGTTCAAGTTTAAAATCGCCTGAATTTGCAGCTAAACATACTCCATAGCGATTCTCCAAGGCTAACAAACCTGCCCTAACTTCATCTTGGGTTATTGAGCAAGCTGCACCTTGTTTGGTACCGGTGTTACCTGCAAAATGAAAACCCAATATCCTAGGTGATATATCGTCTGATATTAAAACCGACATACACTGACCTAAAAATGTGGGATATTCTGTAATATAGGCATAACCTGAAGTTGTTATGGTGGAAGACGTAACGGTTTTAGGATGGGCTTTAACCCTCTGTAATCTAATACCGGCATTCTCATCCTTATATACTAGAGTCGCCCCACAGGCC